CCCTGCGGGTATCTCCAACCTTGGGGAATTCTATCCCCAAATAGTCGCTATCAGGGGGTTATTAGCCCACGAGACTGCGACAATGCGAAACTAAGCCGCTTTTGACAACTCCAGGTGAACAGCTCCACTGTCATAACCGACAGCGTGAAATTTCATTATGAGCTTATTCTGGAATTTTCGGTCAAAAGCCCTAACCCACTCAACCTCTGGAGAAACTGCTTTGTTAATCAGTTTTCCAACCGGACCTCCTCGAATTAAGGACTCGAGAAGGAATTGCTCCTCCGTTACCTCGTGGGACTGTGCTCTTAGAGGCACAGAGCCAAATCCTTTTACCCTCCAAATCCAATCAGTTCCCATACGGAAAACTGCGTTGGAAGGTTCTGATTCATCGAACCAGTAAAGAATTGGCAGTGAAGGATGTCTTGAGACAGGAAGTCTAAGCTTTCGCAATTGTGCGAAATGACGAAGAGCAGTCTGTCTTAGGACCCTTGAGGTAACCCGGTACCCATGATTATACAAGCTATTCACATGCTTGATCAGTGGGATGAAGCTGGGGGGTGTTCCGTCGGGGTAAGGTCTCCTAAGCCTTATCGGGGTTATATCGAACCCGTCATAGGCATCGCGCCCACACGATTCTCTGAATTTTCCAGAGATACAGCATTTATCCTCATTGAACTTGAGGCCAAAAGCCTCAAATTCTCTGGATAGTGCTGCATAGAAACCGTGCGGAACGATAAGATCGTCCCCATAAACGTAAACATTCTTGATGGCTAGGAGAAGAGGCATACCCTGGTTATGCAAAACCGCTACCGCGAGCGCCCAAAAGACGCAAGCTTCAACGGGAAAGCATACAGCACTTCCCATAGGTGCGAACTTCTTGTACCACAGAATTTCGCCACTAGGTAGCACAGTACCAGGAGTACGAGATGCCTGCAAGTATCGCCAAAGCCCTGTCCTTGAGAACAAAGCTTCAACGAGAGCAAGCGAATTCCGATCCGATGCTTTAGACATGTCTAAAGTATCATACCGAGACCAGTCGGAGGTTAATCGCCGATTAATGGTCTGGTCAGTGAAGTTGACACGGCCCCGAGTTAGCGGGTGTTTTTCTACATGGGCATACATCCAGTCCTTTAAAGACTGTTGACACCACATGTATTCCGCTGGTTCAAGACCGATAATCCTAGGACCGGAGGAGTCTTTTTCCACGAAGGTAGTTCTCGAGAGGCCGTATTCACAGCCCACTCGAGAGAAGACTTCATGGAAACGCTCAACGGCTGTTCTAAGAGAAAAGAAGAACTTCAAGGGGTGAAATTCCGACTCTAGGTTAGTAAACCTATGACGGGCACTCCTCTTGGTTACAACCGTCTCACCGTTGGCCACAGCACCTGGGCCATGCTTGGGTCTCAATTCAGAAACTGGGAGATATATCCCAAAAAGATTTCTGATAAGGACTTCAGCAATTCCCAGGGTACGATTACTAGGAAGATCCTCTTTCCTAGCGGGTAAGCTACGATCGACTTCCTTAAAGTCGTCGATGGCAACTCTGAGAGACTCATCTGTAAACCCCTTCTCGACTTTTTTGCACCACAGCAAAATTTGGCGTAGAAGCCGAATACTGTGGATGCAAGGGTCATCCCGCACCACGCCAGTACAAGTGAAGATTCTGCTGGTCAAACCCTGTAGAAACGCAGGGAGCGCCGAGCCTCGCCGCTTCTTAAACGCGGAAGTGCTCAGAGCAGTTCTTCTTTGTAGAGCAAGGTCCAATACCTTGCACAATTTGGGGAGAGTCTTCGTAAGAAAAGACTCCCCCTCACTGGCGACACGTCGCTCGAGAGTAATAACGTCTCGAGCAAAAGCAGCAGGAGAAATACCCAACTGCTCGGGTACCTCCTGGCCCACAAAGGCCAGGATCGCTGGGAGATACCAAGGCTCTTCCGGACCGACTTTCATCTAGTCCTCCTGGAAAGCCATGGCACTTAGCACGATTAGAACACGGAACCTCGAAGCCAGGCGCGAATGTTTGCGCTGGTAGCCCAATTTCTGATGAATGCGGCAAAATCATCTGCCAAAGCATCAGAGAGGACTTTGTCGGAAATGTCAGCTGCGAGCCTGATGTTATTCAGGAACCCGGTGATATTGTCCGAGTCGAGGACGGTACGATCGATGCGGTACAGGTGTTGTGTAATACCTATACCGTTACGCCGAACCTTTTGGTGGGCGATTGATAAAATGATGGGCTGTTCGACCGGTGCGGCCAACTCCTGGCGTACAACACGGTTACCGGAAACGGTTCCCGTATACGCAAAGGTGTGGTTCACTGGAGAGCTTTGTCCATCTGCGATCGTAATGTCGGCGAGTGCCATTAACTTTACTCCTAATACATTGAAGGGTGAGCAAAATGCAGGTTAAAGTATTCGACCTGCAACCAAGCTTGACAACAGGCGGATTTTGTCCGCGTCTAGTTCAGGCTGGCAAGCCTCCCATTCAGGAAGCCCGAGAAGCCTATCGTAGCTCTTAAAGCGCGTCACAGCAAACGGGGCACGGGAATTACCCGTGTAAGGACCTAGATTCTTCACATACCATGTTGCCTGGATTTGCAGAGATCGGGAATAACAGGCCTGTATCATGTTAATATATGGCTCTGCCCAATCACTGTCCAGGTTATGGAGGTAATCACCTACCGGCGCAAACCAGTCAACAACAAAACTCCAGGGCAGAATTGCCCAGATGTTGGCTGGAGACGCATGCAGGCCCAAAGAATCTAGATAAGCTCTCCACTTCAAACCCTCTGCCGAATAAGGCAAGTCGTACTTGTAATTGAAAGTTGAGGATGCACGTACTGTATATGTGCTCTCCACCTCCAATCGCCAGTTCGAGTAGTGAGGATTCGTGATGTAGAAGTTATCCACACCTGAAGTGTCTTGGTCACTCGCATGAGAAGTGAGGTCTTTATCGGCCCCATCGACGAATTTCTTCAGTCGAGTCTCAAACGAGTCCATTCCTTTAAAGACTTCTTTAACGTCTTTAATGAATGGTTTCCACCCGAAATTGTAATTCAGGTGTTGGCTGTTCCCATACTTAAGGACTTCCTTCCAGTTCTTCACCCGAAAATGCTTGGGTGGAATGATGTCAAACATACGTTTAACATCACGTAGTTCTGCAAGGAAGACAGCCATGTTGGCCCTAGTTGTCATAGTAGGTTTCACGGACTGCCAACGTTTAAAATGTGAACGTTCGCTTTTCATTCCGTATCGCCGTGCTATGAGTCTATTGATCAACCCGTAACCAAGATCAAGCCGTCGAGCCTCCACATCTGTAGGCACTAAGTCACTCCTAAAGAGTACACTCAATGCTTCGGGTATGGAAGCGGCACCGGAGACCAGGCATCTATAAGAGCCTGAGTTACCCCAGTACCACGGTGAGAGAGTTGTCTCGAGGCTTTCAACCTCGAAACTTACGTGTGAGCAAGGTTTCATAGTGCTCACATCGTAACGACCATTGAACCGCCTACCGACCACATCGGAAATGCAACTGTATCGCCAAGTGTAGGGCGAACATGCCGCAGAACTGTAGTAGTCGTGGTGTGCCGGCGTAGGCAAGCTAGTATAAAAATCTGCTTGCTGTATACCGACCGGCATCAATGGTGAATACATGTGACGCGTGCGCGAAAACATAAGAGTCTACCTCCTGCTGTCTTGCGAACCCCACCATGGG